GAGATCGAGGCGGTTCGCGGAGACCTCCACCTCGACCCGTCCAGTCACAAGACTCCCGCCGGCGATCTGGGGGGCTACATCTTGGATCTGGCCGAATCCGACCCCGACGCCCTCTCTTCCAGTCTGGCGCTGGAGACGTTGAAGGAAGCGCGACTGGACAGCAAGGGCAGGCCGAAACTGAACGACCAGGGGCAGGAGGTGCCTCCTCTGTGGCGTCCGACGGCGCTGCACGCCTCAGACATCGTTGACACCGGGGACGCTGTAGACGGGCTCCTGTCGGCCCACAACCTAGATTTCGGGGAACTGCCCGATGCGATTGTCCGGCAAGGGGTACAGTTGCTCGATGAGCAGTTTGCCGGGGCGACCCGGGAGGTGATCGAGGCCCGGTGCACGGCCTGGCTTCGGCGGTACCTGGACGGGCGGTTCGGGGAGCAGGAAGAGGTCGATCCCCCTCCCGTTCTCAGCGACTGGCTGACCACTGTCGAAACGTTTGAAAAGATCCGTGTGTGGATCGACCGACTGAAGGCAGCCGGGGCCGATGATCTAGTAAGCTACGACCCTGCCGCCGATCCCGAGCTACGGCGGCGACAACTGAAACGGAAGGGAGTGCTGTGAGCGACGACCGCCCTATCTGCGACCGCAAGATCGAAACGGTAGGCACGCGGGTAATCATCCGTGACGAATACGGGCATTCCCAGACGGTGCCCGTCGACAAGGTAAACCCCCGCCGGTTGTGGCGGTGGGTACGGTGGAAAGCTTCAGATTGGAGAACCGGGTAAAGCCCAAACGAAAGGGAGAATCGATGCACCCATTCTACGCCGATATGTGGGACTTTATAGGCGCAATCATTCCATTCGCCCTGGGGGCCTACTTTCTGATCTGGTTGATTGTTTTTCCTTGGCCATTATGGAGCCGAATAAGCAAACGAACATGCAACCTAATGCGGAAAGGGATAGGGTGAACAAAATCCCCTTGACACCCAACCTGTAAACTGGTATACTATTAGCGAACATTGAGACAAAGCCTCTGGGCACCCCCCACGCCGTCGCGTGCAGGAGTCTCGGGGAACGATAGACTCGACCAACGCCGTTGCGTAGGCCGGCTATCCGGTGGATTTCGTATCCGCCGATGGCCAGCGTGCACAACGGCGTTTTTTTATGCCTGCCCTCTGACAGCCATCGGCTAACAGAGGAGCAAAGCAAATGAAACCTGAAGAGTACGACAAGGCGTGCGAGCGGCTCTCTGCCGTGACGCAGGAAATCGACGGCCTCCTGGGGACCGACGAAAAGCCCCGGACCGAGCCGTTGACGGCCGAAGACCGCACGAAGCTCGACGAGCTGGAGACGGAGGCCGGCACTCTCAACACTGCCATCGAGCAGCACAAGGCCGACGAGGCAGCCCGCCAGCGGCAGGCAGCCCGTAAGCAACACCTGGCCACGACCAGCGCGGGGCGGCTCGTCGGGGCCTCCCAGCCGGCAACCGAGACGGCGGTGGCAGAGCGTGAGACCTACATCGCGCCCAAGCTGCACGAGCCGCTCTACAACTTCAAAGGCGAGGCGGCCCACCGGGACGCCTATTGGGCTGGGATGCAGCTTCTGGGCTCGATGTTCCAGTCGGAAGCGGCAAGGAATGCCTGCCTCTCGTTCGGCATCCCGGAGAAGTATTTCGTCCACCAGCAAGAGAAACTTTCGCAGAGCGAGGGTTCCGACACGGCGGGTGGGTTCCTGGTCCTGCCGGAATTCGAGCGGACGATCATCGACCTGCGGCTTCAATACGGCACGTTTCGCCGGGAGTCGAAGGTGGTCCCGATGGCGTCCGACACCAAGACCGTTCCCAGGCGAGTCTCCGGCCTTACCGCCTATTACGTCGGTGAAGGCGTTGAGATTACCGAATCCGAAATGGCTTGGGATCAGATCCGGTTGACCGCTCGCAAGCTGGCGGTCATGTCCAAGTATTCCACCGAGATCGACGAGGATTCGATTAGATCAATGGCCGACACGCTGGCCGGCGAGATGGCCTACGCGATGGCCAAGGAAGAGGACGAGGCCGGGTGGATCGGCGACGGCACCTCGACCTACGGCCGGATGGTCGGAGCTTCGGTCAAGATCAACGACGGCAATCACAGCGCGTCGATCCAGACCGCGGTAGCCGGAAACACGGCTTTCAGTACGCTCGACCTGGCCGACTTCGAGGCGATGACCGGGAAGCTGCCCGACTACGCCGACGATAACGCGAAGTGGTACATCCACAAGGCCGGCTGGGCTGCGTCGATGCTCCGCTTGCTCAACGCGGCCGGGGGCAACACAGCCGATGTGATTGCCGGTACGGCGCCGAAGTATTTCCTCGGCTACCCGGTGGTACTGGTGAACGTGCTCAACAGCACGCTCACGGCGCAGACCAGTACGGTCCTCGCGCTGTTCGGCGACCTCCGCAAGGCGTCCACGTTCGGTTCCCGGCGCGGCATCCGAGTCGATTCGACCAAGGACCGCTACTGGGAAAACGACATGATCGGTATCAAGGCAACCGAGCGGTACCACATCAACGTTCACGATCTGGGCGATACGTCCGACGCGGGCCCGTTGCTGGCCCTCAAGACGCCGAGTGCGTAACCCAACACCAACAGAAAGGAGCTAGCTATGCACGCTGGCCAACAAGGAAAACTCGTGGCGATCACCCCGCCCGAAGCGGTGAAAGAGGGCGGGTCGTGGACCACGGCGGAACTCGACACGAAGGGCTTCGACTACGCCGTGATTACGGTCTTTTTGGGAGCGATCGACACGGCCCTGACCGCGCTCAAGGTCCGACAAACGGACACGACCGGGACCGGCTACGCGGATGTAACCGGCCTGATCTTCGGCACGTCGACCAACTCGGCCGGCGACACCAGCGCGTTCCCCGATGGGGATGACGATGACGACTTCTTCCGGTTCACGATCGGCCTGATCGGTCTGAAGCGGTTTCTTGACGTCGTGGCCACGATCGATTCGGCGGGAAGCGGTGATGCCGGCGCCTACGTGGCGATCTGGGCCGAGCTGTTCCGTGCCGAGGAAACGCCCAACACGGCGACGGAGCGTGGTGTCAACCAGGAGCTTCGCGTTCCTGCCTACGGGTAAACAACTTCCAAGGGGCGCCGCCTCGTGAATAGCGGGGCGGCGCTATCGGGTACCTAGATGAAAATTCGCATGCTGCGACAAGTCAACTGCCTTGCACCCGGCACGGTGTTAGAGCAGACCGACGGCGTTGCCAACCTCTGGATTCTCCAGAATAAGGCAGAACTCTATAAGGAATCTGAACCAGAGCCGGAATCTGAACCGGAATCTGAACCAGAGATTGAATCAGCACCGGAACCCCAAGACGATGGCAACACGGGAAAGCCTGGTAACGGCCCCGACCACCGAACCGGTAGGCGCCGCAGAGCTAAGAACGCACCTCCGAATCACGACGAATGACCAGGATGTTTACCTGCGCGAGTTGATCACACTCGCCAGGACGCATCTTGAGCAGATCACGTGGCGGGCGTTCTGCACTCAGACGTGGGACTATTGGTTTAACGACTTCAACGACGCGCCCCTGAAGATCCCGCGCCCGCCGTTGTCCTCGATCACCTACGTGAAATATTACGACATCGACGGCACGCTCCAAACGCTATCGACGGACACATGGGAGAACGCGGAGCGGAACGAGTACGGCATCGTGCGGTTGAAGTACAACCAGAGCTGGCCGACGCTCCAAGGGCACCCCGACGACGTGACGATCCGGGCGGTCTGCGGCTACGGTGACGCGGGCGACGTGCCCCCAAACCTGAAACACGCCATCAAACTACTGGCCGGGCACTGGTTTGAAAACCGGGAGGCCACGGCCGACGCGAACGTTTACCCGATTCCACTGGGCGTACAGTGCCTGATTGCGCCCTACAAAGCATGGGAGTATTGCCAGAAGTGATCTTGTTTCAACAGTTGACGCGGCGTGGGGCAAGCGACCCGGTGGTACTGAAGCCGCTGGGACTCGACCCGCTTTGCATCCAGATCGTCGAGCCGGACGAGGACGAGGACGGCGCTAGTTGGATGCGCCTCGACGGCGGGGAGCGGGTGTGCGTTGCGGGAACCGTCGTGCAAATCGTGTCCATGGTAAATGGTGAGCCATGCCCCGAGCAGGCAAGTATCGAGACCTTGTAACGATCCAGCAGCCCACGGCCGGATCGGCGAACGCCTACGGGGAGCGTGTCGATACGTGGTCGACGCTCGACAAGGTGTGGGCCAATTGGGTCATGCTGGGCGGGTCGAACACGGGCAAGGAGACGTTGCGCGCGAAGCAATTACAGGCAGAGGCCACGGTACAGGTGAAGATGCGATATCGATCGGACGTGACGACCCGGATGCGCGTGGTGCGAGGCACGACCACCGTGCACATTTCGGCAATCATCCCGAACGAACGGCAGACAGAAATGATCCTGCTTTGCATGGAAGAGGTGTAGCGATGGGCACGATGCCGGAACGAATGGGCAAGAATGCCACGCTAACCGGTTACCGAGAAATGGAGCGGGTGCTTCAGCAGTTGCCGGAGAAGGTGCAGAACAAAGTGGTGCGTCAATCGATCCGCGCGGGGGCAAGGCCGCTGATTCGCTCGATGCGCTCCGGTGCCTCACAAGTCAGTTCTCGAATCTCACAGGCAATCGGCATAGTGGTACGCCGGTACCGGAGCGGAGACTTGCACGTCGGGGTGGTCGGGGTCCGGCGGGGTGCGAAGTACAAGAACATCTCGAATATCGCCCACCTGCTGGAGTTTGGACACCGGATGGTGGTCGGCGGTACGGTGGCACGAATCAGTGGGCGGAAGGCGGGCTCGATACCCAAAGCGAAGGACCCTAAACGTACAGGCAAGGGCACGGTGATCGGGTTTGTGCAGCCGGCCCCGTGGTTTGCGGTCGCTGCACAAGCGGGGCTGCTGCAATCGCTGGAGAAGGTGAACATTGAATTGTGCCGGCGGATCGAAGAGGAAGTCCGCGCATTGGCGAGGTTGTAATGCCGGAACGGCGAGTAGTGGCAAAACTGAAAGCGACAACGGCGATAACCGCCCTGGTAGGCGTGCGCATCGAGCCGGGCAACCGCAAGCAAGGCGACCCACTGCCGGCTATTACGATCTTCGCGGGAACGAAAACAAAAAGCAATTGCAGCGCAGGTACAACGGCCAGCGGTCAGCGACAGATCATCGTCGACAGTTGGGCCTCGACCTACGCAGGCGTCAAGGCACTCGGCTTGTTGGTCGAGGACGCGCTGTCCGGCTGGTCGGACCTGACTGGCGACCCGCAGGTGTCGATGTGCCACTTGCAGGGCGACACCGACGGCGAAGAGCCGATGGAACCGGGGCAAGATGTGCGAGAGCATAACGTCAAGCAGTTCTACCAACTGGACTTCAATACAACGTAGTAGCAACCGCGGGCTAGGGTAGCACCCGAAAAGAGAGGTAACCCGACTCTCCTGCCCGCGTTTTTCCTGGGAGTGCACGACGGGGAGTGCGGGAGAAATCCTGCAATGGCTAGTGACAATTTCAACAAATCCACCTTCAGCTTTGGCGGCTCCGGCGTTACGCCGCTGCGGTCAATCAACTACGACTGCACGGCAGCCGAGATCAAAGTCAGCGGATCGGCCGACAGTCGCCACACGTACCTGGCGGGCATCGACGATGAAACGCTCACAGTCGAGATCGTCGGCTCGCATACCGCGCAGATCGGCGATAAGGGCAACATCGCGATTGCCTGGAACGATGGGGCCACGCGCGGATCGATCAACCACTGCATTTGCGTGCAGAACTCGATCACCGGTTCGATGGATGGCGAGATCACCAGCACGCTCAAATTCAGGCCGTCGATTGCTACGGGGAGTTAACCCCGATGTTTGACCAGGTGTATTGCTTGAACCTGAACCGTCGTCCCGAGCGTTGGGCGGCGTTTCGGGAGCGGTTGCCGGCTGACTGGCCGTTTGCTGCCCCCCAGCGTTGGGCGGCGGTAGACGGGCAGACGGAGACACCCCCGACGTACTGGGGGCGCACACGCGGTGCCTGGGGCTGCTTCCGTTCGCATATTGCGATTATGCGGTACGCGATAGAAGCGGGTGTGCGGTCGGTGCTGATCCTGGAAGACGACGCGGTATTCGTCGACGGATTCGCCGACAAGGTTGAGGCGTTTCAGAAGTACCTGCCAGCCGACTGGGATCACGTATATCTAGGCGGGCAGCACTATAACACGCACCAAGAGCTTCCGCGTGTGATCGCGCCGGGCGTGGTGCGTTGTTACAACGTGAATCGCACGCACGCGCACGCGATGCGCGGGCGGTACATCCCGGCGGTGCTGAAGTTCATTCAGCGGGCCCGGTTCAACCTGCACATCGATTACCAGTTCGGCGAACTGCACATGGGCAAGAAATACAACGTCTACGCCCCGCGGCCGTGGCTCGTGGGGCAAGGGGCGGGAGTAAGCGACGTAGGACGCGAAGGGGTGAAGGAGCCCCGAGAAGAGAAGGAACGTTTCTGGAACGGTTTTAAGACTGAGGGAGAACCATGAATCTGAGAGATCGGGTATTGGCGGAAGACGATAGCAAGCGGGTAGCCGTGCCTACACCGGAGTGGCCGACGGTAGACGGCGAGCTGTACGTACAACGGGTGTCGGCGAAAGCGATGGAAGCCTACTGGGAGTCGCTTCCCGACCAGGACGACGATGAATCGCAGAGCATGCGAGTCGGCCTAGTGACATTGGCGACGTGCGACGCGGAGGGGACGCCGGTGTTCACGCTGGAAGATGTCGACGCACTGGGCGACAAGACCAACCCGCCGGTTCAGCGGTTGTTCATGGAAGCGAAGGACCTGAATGAACTGGGCGGGGACCTGGTAAAAAACTTCGAGAGCGACCCCGCCGACAGTTCGCCTTCCTCCTCGCCCGAAGCGTAGCGAAGACACTGGACGTTGACGGCATGCTCGACAGTATGCCGGCAGCGTTGTTTGAAGAGTGGTTAGCGTACTACAGC